GTGTTCTTGAGCGTAGCGCCAGAGGGCATCCTGCTCATTGCTCCACAGCTCGACCTGGCCGTTCATCTCGGCGTGCGTTAGGAACAGCCTTTCTGCATCAATGACAGGCATATTGATCACCGTGATCTCGTCGAAGCCGATGTTGACCAGGCCGACCAGGATCCGTTCCGGCCAAGGCATGGTTGCCGCACGCTGGCCAGATCCAGGACGGCGCAACACCTCCGGGCAGTCTGATTGGTTGGCGATCCATTCCTGAACTGATCGGCATTCTTGGATCAGGTCGGCCTTCTTGACCTTCTGGCGCATGATCCGCAGGGGCAACCACCGCAGCCAGGAGCGCATGGTCTTGACCGATTCATAGATCGGCTGACTGCAAACAACAGCCACCTCGACCAGATCCTGAGCAGACTGGCTACCACCACAGACGAATGGTGAACCCATCCGATGCAGCAGCAAAGCATGGCCGACGCTAAACGGCACCAGCCGCAGCCCCATCACAATCGGACAAGGCTTCGACGTAGCGGTTAGAATGTCGGCGAGGCTGGTCACACGTTCAGGGCAATGGCGGCGCCGGTGGTCAGATTCTTGTATTTCTTGACCGTGATCGAGACCATAGCCTTGCCGGTTTGGGTCATCTTGACCGAACCGCCGCCGGCATAGATGAACCGGCCGGTGTTCAACACGTCGGCAACACCCATCATTTTAATGACCGGGGCGCCGGTGATTGAAACCGTTCCATTGACCGGAGCCAATGAGCAGAAGGCCAGGGCAGCCGCCGCATTAGCGCCAGATGGAATCAGGTTCAGGTTGAGCGTGATCCGCTCGTTGTAGCCGATGTGACCGACCACCTCGCCGGCACTATTCCGCACCTCTTCGGTGTCGGCCTCGTGTGTGACGTCGTAACTTTCGATTGAAGCTAACGCGGTGAATATGGGGGTCGAGTTGTCGGTGTCCAACATGGTCACCGAGGCCGGTGAGCCGAACTGGTAAGCAAGTCCTTGTGAATTAGCCATGGTTGTCTGGGGTTAGATGGTTGCGCTGCAGTAAAGGGTGAAGGTCCTGGTGAACGTCCTGGACCGATTAGAGATTGAGGATGCCCCAAAGTCCAGAGGGGCTGCGAATTGCGCTGTAAACGGGCCGCTGGCGTCGTTTGATGGCGCATCCAGGGCAGAGGCCCCGGCGTCGTCAAAGAGCGGCAGGATCCGATTGTCGAGCACCTGCACGGTGGTCAGGACATCGGCCTCGTCGGTGTCGTCTGCCGAGAGTTGCAGCTCGACGGCGATCTCCAGCTCGCAGGTCAGGTCGGTGCGTTGAACCGGCCGCGCGGAGTTGGTCGAGACCACCAGGCGCGGGAAGTTGGGCATGACGTCCTGCTCATCCGGGTCGTCGTACAGGCCGCGGCTGTAGGATGTCAGGCAGGTGGGCGTGCCGGCGCCGGAGGCCGACCAGTCGGCGGCTGCCAGGTAGTCGGCCACAGCCTTCTCTGCTCTTAGGGCGACGGCGTTCATTTGATGGCGATTCCGTTATCTTCGAGCACCTTGCCGTTTTGCAGCATGGCCTCGGTCATGTGGTTGGTCAGCTCGGCCAGCTCGTCGTCCATGGCCTTCTGCATGGCCTGGTTGTAGATCATGGCCACCCGGTTGTACTGGTTATCAGCCACGCCGGCAGTCATGACCACCGAGGCTGTCGGGTTGAAGCCTGGTGTGGCCTGGATGCCTCGGGCCTTGGTGCCCTTGTGCACGGCCACATTCTCCTCTGGTAGTCCGTACTGATTGGCCAATGAGACCAGGGCGGCGTTGGTCTTCTTGGGCGCCTTGTAGCCTGCAGGCTTCGATAGAGGCTTCCATTTCGGGCTCTGGAACTGAGTGAAGCCCTTGTTGTAGATCCGGATGATCTTCACCACACCGGAGCGGAGATAACCGACTGAGCCGATGGCCTTCCGCATCAGAGCCGAGGCTGCTGCCTTCATCTCCTCGCCGTACAGGCCGCGGCGGCCGGCTTTGGCTTCCTTCGACTGGGCGATCAGATGCACCCGGCGAAGCAGGCGGGACTTGCCGATGCGTTTGCCGGTCTTTTTGGACTTCCGATTAATGTTTCCCAGCGGCGTGCCGAGGTAGTCGGAGATCCGGCGCCGTTCTTGGCCTGGGCTCTTAGGCGGCACCAGGACGAACAGCCGGACCATCAGGTAAAAGAACCGGGAGTTGACTGCCTTGTGAAGGTCGCGGCTCGTCTGCAGCAGGTAGGCCTTCATTGCAGCGTCGAACTTGCTGCTGTCGACCGTCATGTTTACGACAGGTCTCACCGGGTCTTGGCTCCTAGTTCGAGGCTGTAGTAGGCGCCGGAGGCATCCACCCGGCAGGACAGGATCCGCAGGGTGCGTCCCTGGTAGGCCAGCGTGCGGCCGACCACCGGGCGGGGCTTGCAGAAGGTTAGGGCGATGCGGTCGGTGTTCTCCTGGAGCAGATAATAGCCGTCCTCCTTGAGAAGCCGGGAGAACTCGGTGCCCTGGTCGAGGGTGTACAGCGTGGTGTCCATCGTGACCAGGGTGCTGTCCCAGGTCTTCCAGTCGGAGAACTTAACCAGGATCCGGGATGCCACGTTGTCCTGGAACCCACCGGGCACCGGGGTGTTGGCATCGGTGACCATGGCCGGGATGCACCGGATCGACGAGCCCTCCCAGATGAACATCGGCGCCCCCAGCATCTGCTGGAGCACCGTCATGCCCTGCTGGAGACTGGAGCCGATGATGGTCATTTAGGCTGTGAAGTAGGTGCCGGAGATTACGATGCGGCTAGTTGCCTGCAGTTGCCCGGCCAGGCTGGTCGAGTCGCCGTTGTCGTAGTGATACAGCGCTGCGTAGGACGTGCCACCCACAGCCTTTCCGATCACCGCGGTCTTAGCCTGGGTGGTGGCGTTGTCGAGCCAGATGGCCAGGGCGGCGTCGTAGGTGACCGGATCCGGCAGGCTCAGTCGGAGATCGCCGGTGGCTGCACCGCTCACCGAGTTAATTGTCAGGTCGACCGTGAAGGTCTCAATAAATCCAATGGCGGTGTGTCGCGCCATGTTGACCGTGATCGCAAAGGTGCGGCCACCGCCGGAATCGGTCAGCGTAGGCACCCAGGTGGTCGGGGCGGTCAGAGGCAGGGCACCGTAGATCTCAGTGAAGTTGTCGTTCAGCTTCTGCCCGGCACCGCGGAGGGTGTCCCCGGTGTTGTCGTTGGCGATTGCTCCGATGTTGATGATTTGCTGGGCCATATCAGTTCTTCGGTAGTGCGTACCAACCAGCCGGCAGGACCACGGTCGATGGCCCCACCAGCTTCTTGTTTGAATCGAATCCGTAGACGCTGGCCCTGGTGGGCTTTGCCAGCATCACGGGATCACCGGAAGGGACCAGGACCACCTTGGTCATCTGGCAGCCGAGGCAGTCCAGCAATGCGATCAGCCAGATCGTCTTTGAGAGCCTCGGGTGCTTTTCCATGTTGGATGTCGGTGGGTGGGGTCTCGCGGAACCAATCGAGCAGGGCCTTCAGGATCTGGTAGATCCAGTTCACTCGGGCTTCTTCTCGGCGTCCTTTGCCCAGATCAGACCGATGCCAGCGGTGACGGCTGCGATGGTCGTGGTAAGGTCAAGGTTGGTGCTTGGGTCACCGTCGAAGAGAGCCTTCATGGCACCGCCGATGGCAACGAGGATTGCACCGATGCCGGCGAGAGTGGTCTTGGTGTTTTTCATTTAGAGCGGAAGAGTCGGTAGGCCCCGTAGATGGCGCACAGTAAGCCAATCACGGCGGTGATAAGTCGAACGATGTCGGTGAGCCAGGGGATAAACGAAACAGCGGTGGCCGCTGCTGCTCCCCCCATGGAGGCGATCATCTGATTTGTGTCACCGCCGTGATTTGAGTCCATTTACTCGGATGCTTTTGGTTGGGCTGCTGCGAGGATGATGTCGGCCAAAGGAACGCCGACCTTGGCGTTCTGGTAGCCACCGGCCTTGATGGCGATGTCGATGAGTTGGAGCAGGCTATTGGTCTGCTCCTGAGTGAGTGTGATGCTGATTTCCATATCAGACCGCAGTGTCGGAAACGACAGGCTGCTCCGCAACCAAAACCGGCTCGGGCGGCGGCACCGGAGGATTCCACGGCAGCGGCAGCACCACAACCGGCGGGTTGATCTGGTTGGCAATCTGGAGCGAGACGTTAGCCTCAATCGCGTTCTGATCGACTCCGTTGGCGTAGCACCAACCGAGAACCTGATCCTGCGTCAAATCAGGATAAGGAGTGAAGCTACCAGTCGGCGGAGCGAAGCTGCACGAGCCGTAGCAGGTGCCGCTGTAGCTCTTCTCGGTGTCGCCAGAGCCGGTTGTTTCGGTGCCGTTGCACCTCCAGTCGGCGGTGATGACAACGTCCGTGTTGGAGCCTTCAACCGGCTTGGTGAGAAGGCGTTCGATGAGCCAGAGGATGGTCATAAATTACTTAGCTTCGAGGGTTTGGACGCGAGCGGTGAGTTCTTGGATGGCTTTCACCAGCACCGGAATAAGGTCTTGGCGAACGGACTTGTAAGGAGCTTCGCCTTCGGGGGCTTCGTCCTTCCACTCGTCGATGAGGTTCGGGAACACCTGTTCAAACTCCTGAGCAATGAAACCCCTGTCACCTTTGATGTCCTTACCTTTGCCAGCCTTCCAGTCGAACTTGCGCGGCTTCAACGCGAGAATCGCACCGAGTCCAACGTCGAGGTCTTGGACGTTTTCCTTCAGTCGAGCATCAGAGATTGCTGAAATGGTCGTGTTGGTGGCGAACACAGTGCCACCCATTCCGACGTAAAAACGATATGCAGTAGCACCAGTACTGTAAAGGATGTAACTGCTCCCAGCTCCATCGGTTGAAGCTGCATTAGTAGACCAAACTTCACCATTTGGTCGAGCTTCAACACCGACAACCCCAAGACTGGAAGATGTCTTCCCCACCAGCAAATTCCCCGACGCATCCAGCGTCATGGCTTGGGTGAAGGTGATGTTGTTGCCAGCGGTGCCGCTTGCGGAAGTTAGCCAAGAATGCGTTCCAGAAAGCTGTCGATATTCTGTGGCAAAGTCATTTGTTAAAAACTTGCGATTTGTTCCATCGAAGTACGAATTAAGACTCTGGAAAAGACCTCCAGTATTAGGCGTAGGCGACCATAGTGCAGCACCTTTTCCAAATTGTAGTGCAGTATATCCAGACCCCCACGCACTCGGCGTAACTGCGATGCCGCAATTTCCCGCTGAGTCCACACGATAACGCTCAGTTCCGCCCGTAGTGACAGCAAACGTGTCTGCCGCAGGATAATAGATGCCGGTGTTTGTGTCTCCGGTCGTTGTAAGAGCCGGAAGTAGAGCGGTTCCGGCAGCAAACGTAGAAACACCAGTGACTCCAAGCGTCGTCCCCACCGTAGCCGCGCCTGTGATGGCGGCGGATGCGAGGGTGGCGGTGCCGCCGGCTCCGAGAAGTTGATTGATCGTCGACTTCTTGGTCGTGCCGCTAGCGGCCATTGACGTATCGGAGACGTCGACGATCACCAACGGGTCCGCCGTGGGATCGACTGTTGAGATGGCCGTTAAGGCCGTAATTTTGGAGTCTGCCATATCAGTAAACGGTGAGGATGAACTTGTCGGAGTTTTCGGTTAGTAAAAGGTCGGTGCCGTCTTCCAAAGCGATTCGGTCGTAGGTGCCGAACGAGAAAACGATCTTGCCGGAGGCATCTTCCTGCAGGACGAAGAACTCGTCCTCCTGAAGCATATCGCGCCGCAGGATCGGTAGATCGAAGCCACCGGCCTCGCCGGAGGGCGCTCGATTGGTTCCGATGCCGATGCCGAGTCTCATGCGTTAGGTGGTGCGAGCCAGGAATGCCACGGCCTTGCCAGAGGCCAGTTGAAAGCCGGTGATGTCACCGCACAGCGGGAAGCCGGCCGGCAGGGTGATGCCGGTCCAAGTTCCAGAGATCCCGGTGCCGGTGATCGAGGTGAAGACGGTCGGCTCGGTCGGAATCACGGCCGAGAAGTTGCCAGTCTGGGCAGCCGTGGTGGTCACCGGGAAGAATCCCTGGCGCCCCATGCTGTATTCCATCGAGATGTCTGCTTGAACGGCCATTTTGTTTTTCGGTTAGAGGGGAGGCCACCGGAACTTTCCAGCAGCCTCCCCAATTTGAACGGTTAACCTTTGCGAACTTTCGGTGCCAGGGCTCCCTGTATCCACAGGATGAGCTTGCCTCCTTCGGGAACGGTCGCGGTGTTGAAGCCGTCGCGCTGGAGCGTCGCGTCGACATCGGGACCAGAAACGAGCTTGGTTTTGCCGTTCTTGTCCACCGAGATGGTAGTGGCGATTCTCATGAGTCAGCCGATTAGGAGGTGATCAGAACTTCGGCCTGCGTGGTGTCCGCGGCGGCAGCACCGAACATGATGTCGTAGGACGCCATGTGAGCGCGGGTGGCGCGGCTGTACCAGACCGACAGCAGCACGGAAAGGCCGTTGGACAACTCGACCGTGCGCTGCTCCAGGAACTCACCGGCGATCATTCCAACCGGCAGACCCGAGGCCACCGCGATGGCGTCCTGGCCGCAGACGAAGCCGGCGGTGTTGGCGATGGCGCCGGTCCAGTCGTTCTGCTCCAGGATGTTGGCGAAGCCAAAGTATCCGTTGTTCAACGGGCCGTAGCGGCTGTCCGGGAACGGGTTGGTGCCGGCGGCAGCAGTGAATTGGCCGGAGAACATCAGGCGAGCCAGGTGGCCACCGTCGAGCAAGAGCAGCTTCTGGCGGTAGTTCTTGGCCAGGGCGAGGATGGCCGGGAGGTCGGAGCTGTCGAAGTTGGCAGCCGTGCCGATAGCCGTGCCGGCGCCGTAGTTGGTCGAGGTCATCACCGCAGTGACCTTCTTGGAGATCGCCAAGGCGAAGATCTCGGCAGAGCCCTGGGACAGGTCGGAGAGGGCGAAGCCCTGGTTCAGCTCCTGCTGGGTGACCGTGAAGGTCTTGGTGATCTGGTTTACCGTCACCGAGGTGGCGGCCAGAGTCGATTGGTTGGCGGCGCCGTCCTCGAAGTTGGTGGCGTTGTCGACCGCAGCGTCGCCGGTGGTGAACTTCTTAACCTGCACCGTCGCACGGGGGCGGAGGTTATCCAGGCCGACGTTGCGGGTGAAGTTGCTGATCATGGCCAACTTGGCGCTGATCACGGTGATCACGGCGTCGGCGAGGTAGTCGACAACCAAGCCAGAAGCGAAGGTGTTCGCGTTCTGCGGGGCGATCAGCGCCGACTGGCGGAGCAGCTCGCTGTGGTTCTCAACCAGGAAGCGCTGACGCTCGGCACCAGCGCGGAGAGACTTGTGCTTCTCCAAGAGCGGGTTGCCCAGGTTCTGGATCACCGGCCGGAGGGGCTCCGGGGCAGGGGCGGCGGTGATGCCCTTGGCGCTGATGGCAGCGGCAACGGCCTTGGCCACGATGGCGTCGATGTCGAGGGCGGACGGCGCACTAGGAGCGGCCGCCACCACGGTGTTTGTATCAGTCATGTTGTGTGGTGTCTGCTGTGATGTCGGCGCGGTTGTCGCGCCATCGGCGGCAGCGTCGGTGCTGCCGGTCGAAA